TTTATGCAAGCACCGTCTTCGCATATAGCAGGAAATGCCGCCTTTGCTGTCAGGTCTGGGGCAGGAACATCTGAAGACCCATACAAGTATCCGTTTGTAGTCCATTATAATGGCAAGATGGAATCGACCGCAGGAACAATAGGTGGCTGGACAATCAGTGAAGATCAGCTGTCGAGTTCTGCTGTTGTAGGAAGTTCAACCTTCACTGCATTCATGAAGGCTTTAAGTAACAATGCTTACGAAACAGCTTTCGGAATAAGCAGAGATTCTGGAATAGCATTCGCAGTGGACTACACTGGCGATGTTACCGCCTTAAGCGCAAACGTGTACTATCTTGGACCGAGAACTAACTCGATTGTCGTTCAGAAAGGCCTTCAGAATTATGCCTATGACCTATACATGACTTCAGATCAGGTAAGTGCGCTTGATACAAAGTTCGGTCTCACCACAGACAGACCAAAGCTTTATGACTTCCTGAACAACTCCCAGCGCATATTATCCATTCCTTATGCTGATGGAGAAGTGGCACAAGTACCGCCTGGAACGACTCACAGAAACCTTCTGACAACTGCGCTCACACTCGAAGCAAACCACCGTTATGTCATCAATTACATGGTTCAATGGGGAGCGAATGCTTCTGGAAGACGCTTTACCGGCATCTCCATTGATGGGATAGATGTCGGAATCATTGCGACAGACCACAGAGATGCGATGAGCGCAGGTGTCACCATCTGTAGAGGGGAATACTGGATTCCTGCATCTTCCTCTTCGAGAACCTTGCAGATCACTGGGTGGCAGAATGGAACAAGCGGTTCCACGCTTACTGCTACCGTTAGATACCAGCTGATAGACCTGGGGGTATAATATGCGAAACACATTTTTCAGACGCTACCTTGAAGAGGTAGCCAGTAAAACAAACGAGGCTTTACAAAACGGCATTGAGCCTCTTGCCATTGCTCTTGCTCTTCGTGGCATGGCAGACCAGTGCGACAGGATGGCTTTGGAGTTAGAAAAACAAGAGGCAGAAGCCTCCAAAAATGAAAGTGAGGAAAAAGATGGATGAGATAATCAACCTCTCGACTATTGTGATAAACCGTCTCTTAGAAGGGAGCGCATCATTATGACAGACAAAATGTATGATTTCTTAAAATGGCTTGCTCAGCTTTTTCTTCCTGCTCTTGCCACTCTCTGGGTGGCTGTGGCTTCTATCTGGGGACTTCCTTTCTGCGAGGAAATCGGCGGCACTATCATGGCGGTCGATACCTTCCTTGGGGTCATCTTGAAGCTGTCGAGCGACAAGTACTACAAGGAGTTCGAGTGATGGAGAACATCACTCTCGCCGACATCGGCATCCTTGTGGCCTTCCTTGTCTCTTTGGTCTCTGGCATCGCCTATCTCAAAAAGCACTTGAAAGAGTGGATACAGACCGCTGTCAAGGAGGATTTCGACCTCCTTGGCGGCAAGGTCGATAGACTTCAGAGCGAGATGTCGATGATGAAGGAGGAACAGGAAAAGGACAAGGCAGACAACGCAAGGTATCGGATATTAAGATTTAATGACGAAGTACTTCAAGGGAAAAAGCATTCACAGGAGCATTTCAACCAAGTTCTCATGATGATCAGCGGATATGAACACTATGCAACGGAGCACCCTTCGTACCCTAATGGTCAGGCGGTCGCTGCCATCGAGAACATTAAGCGAGTTTATCAAAAATGCGTGCAGGAGAGTTCTTTCCTGTGAGAAAGGAGAAGAAATGAAAGAAGACGAATTCGTATTAACGGATGAAACCATCAAGGAACTTTCAAACAACAAAGGAGATGACGAAGATGAGTAATAGTCCTTTAGTTGATTATACCCTTTTGTCTCCCAATAATTCAGGCGAAAGAACACACTCCATTGATCGAATCACTCCCCACTGCGTGGTAGGCCAGTGTTCTGTTGAACAGCTTGGTGCTATCTTCTATCCCTCCTCCAGACAGGCCTCTTCCAATTACGGAATCGGCAAAGACGGAAGAGTGGGGATGTACTGCGAGGAGAAGAATCGTTCATGGTGTTCCTCCTCGAATGCCAATGACCAGATAGCGGTCACCATTGAGTGTGCTTCCGATGCTACTCATCCTTATGCTTTCAGAACTGTTGTCTACGAGAAGCTGATCGACCTCTGCGTAGACATCTGCAGGCGAAACGGAAAGACAAAACTCCTCTGGCTTGGAGACAAGGCAAGAACTCTGAATTACTCCCCCAAATCAGACGAAATGGTCCTTACTGTCCACAGGTGGTTCGCCAACAAATCTTGCCCAGGAGATTGGATGTACTCCAGAATGGGAGATTTGGCTGAGAAGGTAACCGAGAGACTTGACACAAAGAAGGTTGAAGCAAAGTCCGGTTACAGAGTGCAGGCCGGTGCTTTCTCCCAGAAGAAGAATGCCGAGGCTCATCTGAAATCCCTAAAGAAAAAAGGCCTCGATGGTATCATCGTGACCGAAGACAAACTGTACAAGGTTCAGCTTGGTTTCTTCTCCAACAAGGACTACGCAGAGGCTCTTGTAGCCAAAGCAAAGAAGGTGGGATATTCTGCCACCATCATTGCGATCGGAGAAAAGTACAAGGTGGTAAATTGCTCTGCTCTTAATCTCAGAGCAAAGCCGAATGGAAAAATCATCGGAGTGCTGGATGCCGGAGATATCGTGGCCTACATGGGAGAATCTGACGGAATCTGGTACAAAGTTTCTGATGAAAAAACAGGCTGGGCATCCTCAAAATACCTCAAAAAGGTCTGATAAGTTGCGGTAAGTTGCAATTTAAGTGCAACAGTAGTGCAACAATTTTCCTTTAAAAATCTCTGAAAACCGCATAAACAAAGGGTTTTTCAGAGGCTTCGGGGAAACTTGGTATTTTAGTACCAAAGAATTCTGTAATGCCCTTATTAAGCGGAAAATCCTTTATTTCAGCGGTTTTCCGCTTTTTTATTTGCTCTGTTCTGGTCATATTTGGTCTCCTTTTTACATCTTTATGTGCAACAAATCACCACAAATCATTTATGGATAAAACTAAAAATTTTTTCACCATACTTGCGTTGTCCGTTTCAAAAAGACAACACGCGTCAGAAGACTTTCGGTATCTTCTCTATCTCTTTTCTCAGGTCCTCTATAGAGAAGTGAGTGTAGACAGAATCGTGAACATCCAGAGAACTGATGGAATGTCCCATCAACAATCTCTGTGCGATGTCGCTCGCTCCGTATCTGTCGCAGAGAGACTTGAAGGTATGTCTGGCTGAATGCGTGGTCTTGTATCCTTCTATGCCTAATTCTTTGCATAATGCTCTGATTCTTTCGTTTGCGTTCTTGATCACTCCGACATACGGACCTCTTTTTTCGACCATGCCTTTTATCGCCGAGTGAATGGGGACATATCTCTTTCCCGTCTTCACTCCACCATAGAATACTCCGTCTTTGACTTCCAGATCCTCGAAAGCAGAGATGCGAAAACCAGAGTAGCATTGGATTAATATGTTCATGGCTTCCTGATTCCCTTTGGATGCAGCCTGACCTAGTTTCTTCAAGTCTTCTTCTGTGTAGGCCTCTGCGTGAGTGACTTCTTCTGCCTTCATGGGAATTCCGACAAATTTCATCGGATTTGCTGTGATGTATTCCTTCTTCATGGCATAGGTAAAGACATTGCTTGCGACAGCCATGAATCTTTTGATAGTGGGTGCTTTGTAAACCTCGCTTAAAGCGTTCACAATGCCCTGTAAACGGCTTCTGGTGATGTCCTCGATAAATTCCTCATGTATCTCACTCCAAGCCGATACAGACCCTTTATAGACGGTCTTGGTGCCGTCAGAGTATCTCTGCGTTGCGTACTCTCCGAATCTCTCTTCAAAGTACTCGTTAAAGGTATCCAGAAATGTGTGCTTGTTCTCTCTGTTTCTGGCTTCTTCCTTTCTTCCTATCTGCCGGTAATCAGACAGGATCTTCTTCGCCAGCGCACTCATTTCGTGTTCCGGTTCATTTTTCATCTGCCTTGCGATGTCGATCTCGTCCCCAGGGTGATAAGTCCCTGCCTTGTACGAAACGAGGACGGCAAAGCCGGTGTACCAATCAGGCACGTAACATAGCCTTTTTGTGTATGTTGCGTTGCCTTTTGGGGTCACTCGATAGTCTGGGGCATAAACAGCATACGGATTAGACCTTCCCTTTCCCAGATATCGGATCGTTCCCATCCCGTTGGGTAATCTTGGATGTTTCATTTGTAATCCCTCCTGTCCACATTCTACCAAAACGCTCCAAATATGACAATATAAGAACATTCGTTTGCATTGTCCAAAAATACGGACAGGGTATGAGATAGAATAAAGAAAAAGACCGCCGAAGCGGTCTCAAAAGGGGAGAAAACTAAAATGAGTAAAAACAACAGAAAAGGAACTGCCATGAGCAACTTGAAAGATACCACGGAAAACGTAAAAAATCAAGACTATAATAGACTAATATCAGAGATAATTGAAGGGATGAGCGAAGAGGACAAAAGAAAGATATACTCATTTGCCTATACAATTAAAAAACTCCGCTTTGAACGGAGTTAATTCAAAAGACTATCGATAAACCTGTCGATGGTCTTTTTTGATGAATCATCCAATCGGCTATATTTCCTCGCTGCCTTGAGGATGAAATCATAAAGAGCGGAATCAGTAATAGCCATTTCGCCGAGGATAGCTGCTATCTCATCCAGTTCCGGGGCATCCTTCGCACCCTCGCCAGTTTCAAGCCAGTTCTTATTCACGCTGAATTCTCTGCAAATGAATTCGATTGTCTGATTCGATGGTCTTGCTTTGCCGGATTCTATTGCGGATACGGCTTGGTTTGATATTCCGATCTTCCTGCCAAACTCTTCGAGGGTCATCTTCTTCCCATCCTGCCCTGCCGTCATCCGAATCGATTTGATTCGTTCACCTATAGTCATGTCCGCGCCTCCTTTCGCACTCATTATATAACGGTACGATCCGAAAAGCAAGAATATTTTCCAACTGAATTTGAAAATTCCGCTTGACATTCCTATTGAATGGGAGTAAAATCAAATGTAGTTGGAAAACAAACCCAACTTGGAGGGTCGGCAAATTCTTTTGTGAAACCTCCTAATTTGATAAAACCATAAACCCCAAAGTCCGACCCTCTCAGCTTCCATAGCACAAAGGCAGTGCAGATGACCTGTAATCATCTGATGGCGGTTCGAGTCCGTCTGGAAGCTTCTCGCGAGATAAAAGAAAGGAGGACTAAGATGTCCGATAACGACAAGAAGAAGGTAAAAGAGTTTGCTGAAAAACTCCAGAAACTGGATGCCCCAGGCCGTGCAATCGCAGAGGCTGTCGTAACCGCCCTGTCCATGAGACAGGACATTGAGAAGGAGAAGAAGAATGAAGATTAAGGCTATTCTGGCTGTTGCCGGTCTCGTCTGTGTAATCTGCGGATTAGGAAAGATTCATGTAGACATGATCGTCTCCGCAGTGGATGTGTTTCTTGGTTTCGTTATGATGAGTCCCCTTATCAAGGCTCTGGATGAGATCCCCTATGAAGAAGAGCGGTGAAGTAAGCCTCTTCACTCATGAGGAGTGCGACATCTTATACGAGGCTCTTATGTGCCTCAGACATCGGAATCTGGAGATCATGACCAACTACGGAACGAAGGCCATCAATGGCAAGGCGGCAGCTGACCAGCTGAAGCAGATCGATTACCTTAAGAGGATGATTTACCCGGAAACAACAAGGAGGCAATATGTCTGAGAGAATGACCATTGAAGAGGTTTCGGAAATCCTTGGCGAATCTCCTCACGCGATCAGGAGAAAATGCCAGTGGGATATGTACGACCCTCCGATATGCAGAAAAGTTAGAAAGGCTGACGGCAAACAGTATCGATACTTTTTCTACCGCCAGATGGTGGAAAGGTATGTTGGGAACACCTTGCCGGAATTGCGATAAGAGAACCCCTGATTGTCATGCCTCCTGCGAACTGTATAAAAACTGGAGAGCAGAATACAGTAAGGAAACTGGTGACCTTGCCAGATGGAAAGAAGCAACCAGACAGAGCAGAAGGTCAGATAATCCGAAGTGGAAAAAGAAAAAAGATTGGGAGTAAACAATGGTTGATTTTAACGAACTGTACTCCGTAAACGTAAACGAGTACACCGAGAAAAAGAAGGACTTAACGTACCTTTCGTGGGCATGGGCATGGGCTGAGTTCATGAAGAGATATCCCCAGGCTGAGTATGAGATCATCAAGTTTAACGGCCTTCCCTATGCATACGACCCCAACACAGGCTACATGGTCTACACCACAGTGACAGTGGATGGTCAGACCAGAGAAATGTGGCTTCCGGTCATGGATGGAGCCAACAAAGCCATGAAGGCCGAGCCGTACACCTACACGGCAAAGAGATACGGAAAAGAAGTCGAAATGACCGTACAGGCAGCAACCATGTTCGATATCAACAAGACTATCATGAGATGCTTGGTCAAGAATCTTGCGATGTTCGGTCTTGGTCTTTACATCTACGCAGGAGAGGACCTCCCGGAAGGCGAGGAAGAGCCGAAACAGCTTTTCACGGAAAGAGCCTCTGAGGAGAACATCCATTACATCGCCACCAACACGACCGAGCAACAGCTTAACCAGATCCTGAAGAAATACGGCATTGCGCGTATTGAGGACTTAAGTAAGGAACAGGCTCAGAAATGCATCATGGCGATCAATCGAAAGAAAATGGAGGGAGAAGCAAGTGTACTTTGATGTGATCGAGGCGGTAAGCCTCATGACGAAAGAGATGGATATCTTTTACGCTCCGTCTGCGGAGATTGAAAAAGGTGACCTCATCATTGGGGTCGAGAATGATGATGATATCTTCCGGGTTCTGCGGACCTGTGTGGTGAGCGAAAATGATGTCTTTGACATGATCGTCTCCCTGGCCTGCAAAGAGCCTCAGAAGGTCAAGATGAAGCTGAGAAAAGTCCACATCAATTATGAAAGCGAGGATTTGAAATGGTAAATGAAGTCTTCCTGATGGGTCGTTTGGGAAAAGACCCGGAAGTAAAGTACACACAGGCCCAGAAAGCCTTCTGTCAGTTCTCTCTGGCTGTTGAAAACTACAAAGGGGAAACAGATTGGTTTGAGATTACGGTCTGGGACAAACAGGCTGAGAACTTCGGCAAATATTGTAAGAAAGGTTCTCTAATATTCGTAAGGGGTTCTCTGATGGTCGATACCTACACCACCAAGGACGGACGGCAGGTCAGGAATACGAAAGTCGCTGCAAGGGAGATCAAGTTTCTTTCGCATCAGCAGAATGCTCAGCAGAGCCACAAGAGAAACACAACTCCCTATGTTGCTCCGCAGACCGATTTCTCTACTGATTTTGTTCCTGACAATGATACAGAGGAGGATCTGCCCTTCTGATGGACGATTTATACGCAGAAATCCAACAAAAGACAAAAGACCTTGATGTCGCAGTAAGACAGCTTCGAAAGAATGGAACGGCTTATGCCCAGAAGGAGCATGACTACAAAGTCCTTCTGAGAACGGAATGTCTGAAGCTGAGAGACGAGGGAACTCCTGTGGGTTTAATCGACAAGATCTGCCATGGGATTCCCTCAGTGGCGAGAGCAAGGCTGGAAAGAGACATTGCCCTTGTAACCTACGAAGCGAATAAAGAAGCTATCAATACATTGAAACTTCAATCGAGGCTGATTGATGCCCAGCTTACAAGGGAATACGGAACAGGCGGTACGGTATGAATTCTATCATTCAGAGCGAGAAGAAATGTTTTTTCTGTGGCCTGGAAAGAGGACTGGAACTTCATCATATCTTTTACGGCAGCGCAAACCGGAAGATATCTGATGCTTATGGTCTGACCGTGTGGTTGTGCATGAACCACCACAGAGGAACATTTGCAGGAGTCCACTTCAATAAGGAGATGGATCTCCACTTGAAAAAGATTGGTCAGCAGGCCTTTGAGGAAAAATACCCTCATCTGAGTTTTCTTCAGATATTTGGGAAGAATTACTTATAAGGCCTCTAAAATGCCCCAGAATCGATTTTGATTATCAGATGGGTATTTCCTCATCTTTTATCTTGGAATCGCTCTGATGGGCAAATGTGAAAGCGAGGAAACGTGTTAATTGATAACAACTCCATAGAGTGGAGCAATGACGCAGACAGGCTTATGGTCATACTGGTTGACCCTAAGAGAATCTTCCGGTTGAGAAAATGGGCGAGGAAGTACCCAGAGAAGGTCATCTTCTTCGCAACACCGGAGAGAGACGGATATCTCCAGGCTGAGATACCAAAAGAGTGGATGAGAATGGGACCCCCAAGACCGGGCAACCCCAAGTGGGTAAAAGGAAAGAAGGGTACATGAGAGTAGAAATACCTTTGAAGCTGCCGTCACTGAATGACTACACGAAGGCCTGCCGGACAAACAAATATGCCGGTGCCAAGATGAAGTCAAACACGGAACAGCACATAGCCTTTTACCTCCACGGTCTTCCAAAGTTCGACAAGCCTATAAAGATCCACTTCCTCTGGATAGAGGGAAACAAACGGCGAGACCTGGACAATATCGCCTTTGGAAAGAAATTCGTTCTGGATGCGATGGTCCACTTTGGATATCTGAAGGATGACAACAGGCGAATGGTAACAGGCTTTACGGATGATTTCGCCTACGGTGATGACTTCAAAGTGATAATGGAGATCGAGGAATGCAATTCATATTTGGAATGATAATCGGTGTTGCCATCGGTTCATTGATCGGTGCAGTGCTGATGGGAGAAAAATAATGGGACAGAAGACAAGGATCATCGAGTACCTTCAGACGCATGAGACCATCTCTCCTATGGAAGCATGGAATCTTCTTGGAATCACGAAACTCTCCACCAGAATCGGAGAGATCGAGAGCAGAGGATACTTTACCTTTCGAAGGATTCCGGTCAAGACGAAGAACAGGTACGGCGAGACGGTCAGGTACATGACCTACAAATTGGACAAGCGTTGATTATACCACAGGTGTGTAAAAAAGTGAAAAGGAGTTAGAAAGAAGGTGG